CAGCGGGTTTGGTACTAAATTAAGCCCTATTTTCGGATTTGCCAAATCATCCCAAATACAAGACCATCTTTCCATTAAGCCAAATGCCCAAATCCGTTGTAGTGGCTGTTGAACTAAACCTTCGGTAGCACTTACCGGACTTTTAGTACCTTACGAATATAATTAAATTTCGTAAACTATGGCTACAAAAAAAAGAATCCAGAGGAGTTAAGAGAAAACAAACTTATCAACCAAGCCAAGCGGGAAGTTCCTGGCTTTACCGAACTGCTTGACCGTTTTGAGCGCACCGTTTCGGTTTTGGGCAGAAGTCAGAGTACTTTTGACAACTATTCTCGCCACGTCGCTTCTATTTCACTCTGTTTTGGCAAAGTCCCCACCATGCTTGATTCAGAACAAGTACATGATTACTTGTTTTATCTTCAAAAAAAATCAAAAACTCCCTCGCAAACCTATTTTAAGCACTGCGTTTATGGACTTCGCTTCTTGCTTAAATCTGAAGGTTTGCCTTACGAATACCTTCGTTTGCCCTCAATAAAACACGAGAAGAAACTTCCTGTGGTACTCAGTAAGGAAGAAGTTTGGGCGATGCTCCAAGGTGCCAAACTGCTCAAACATAAAATTCTTATTGGTTTGCTTTATGGCTGTGGGCTTCGTTGTATGGAAGCTAGAAGTGTTCGTTTGCAGGATTTAGATTTTGATCGAAAACAGCTCAAAATCGTTCAGGGAAAAGGTAAAAAGGACCGCTATGTTCCGCTTTCAGAACATTTAATTAGAGGACTACAAAAGTACATCGAAGCCGAAAAACCCCAAGAGTATCTTTTTAACGGACAGCCTTTGACCAATGGAGCAGGTGGAGATTTTGACAATCGCTATAGTCAGCGTGGCGTGCAATGGGCTGTTAGACAAGTCGCCAAGGCAGCAGGCGTGAAAAAAGAAGTACATACCCATACGCTTCGACACAGTTATGCTACTCATTTGCTCGAAGACGGTATGGATATTATGACCCTTAAAGATCTTTTGGGGCACCAAAACATCGAAACCACGATGGAATATCTGCACATTGCCCAACTCGAAAGTCAGCGCATTTTTAGTCCACTCGATACTCTTTTCGCAAAATGCAGCCGCTCTTTGAAGTAGCCGATGTGCTGCGAAAAATTGGTTCTAAAATCGAAAACTACGGATTAAACACTTGGCAACTCCGCACGCTTTCTGTTATCAAAAAGTGCCGAACTTCGGCTTTGGGTGGCCATATTGATGCTTGCGATAGTTGTGGAAATCTTACTATAAGTTACAACTCTTGCCGCAATCGCCATTGTCCCAAGTGTCAGGGTAAAAACAGGGAAGATTGGATAGCAAAAAGAGAAACGGAACTCTTACCAGTGCCTTATTTCCACGTAGTTTTCACTTTGCCCGAGGCAATCAATTCTTTAGCGATGCATCAGCCAAAAATCGTGTATGATATTTTGTTTGAAGCCACTTGGGAAACACTTCAAACTTTTGCCAAAGCCAAAGAAATGCAAATGGGAATGATTGCAACCGGATTGGAAGAAGGTTTGTTTGTTTCATATGATCCACGAATGCCCATTGGGAAGAAGCTCACAACCACTCTCATCACTTTGGAAGAGGACATCCAAGAAATCATTGATGAGAAATTGACCTACGCTGGGGAACTATTTTTGTCAATCACAAAATAAATCGTTCATTTACAAAGTCAATTAGAAAATAAATTTGCATAAGTGAAAGAAAGTATGTTGTTTTGAATCACTATGACACTTGACATAATTTATCCAATCGTTTTAACACCCATCGTTTTTGCGGTGGGTTACTCTACATTGCATTAAGAAAGCAATGAACAAAGAACTTCCTGAAGCCAAACCATACCAGTTTGAACGGGATCAGTACAATCCGGAGTTTGACCAATTCAGTCAAACCATCTTCAATCACAAATTCTATAAAGGAAAAGCAAAATGATAACTTATTTAATCTTGGGCGGTGTGACTGTCCTTCTCGCTTACCGGTTGTGGCAAGTTGAGAGAAACGCAGAGGAATTGCAAGAAGCAATCAACAAAAAGAATCGCAACATTTGGGATTTGGAAACAGAAATCTTGACGATCAGGTCAACCATCCAGCAAGGCAAGGATGATTTGAACAACTCACGGATGATTAGTGAGAAACGAATCGCAGAACTGGAAGACAAATTGCAAACTTTCAAGAACCAATTTACAGATTTGAAAAATGTTAAAAGCAAGGGTAGTAAAAGCGACAATTAATTTCATTGAGAAATGGCGTGTGTACTTCGCTGGAGAATTACTCGCCACCTTTGAAACGGAAAAAGATGCACGAGATTACGCAGAATTTATAGACAGACAATGAAAACAGATATAACACCCAAAGAAAAAGCCGAAGAGCTTATCGCCAAATTTTACACCATCAATGCGGAAACGGTTGAATTGGTAGATGGAGATTTTGATATGATTCATTCACTATCGGAAGATGATGCAATCAAATGTGCGAGAGTTGCAGTATATGAAATACTTGATCATTGCACAGAAGTAAGCAAATACTATTGGTTGAAAGTTCTTCAAGAGTTAATCCTAAACGGAAATGAAGATCAGGGTTAAACACAGAAACACAGAGATAGAACTTGAAGACATCAAGACCATCAATCACAATCTTGATATCATCAGTTTAATCAAAGCCATTTCACAACAGATTCAAGAAATAATCAAAGCAGAAAATGAAAACACCAATTGAACGCTTGGTTGAACACCTACGCACAGAATATCCGGATTTGGATATCAGTCCACACCTGATCTTTAATTTCAAACAACTGGAGAAGATGGAACAACAACTGGCATACAATGCCGGGTTTGCAAATGCAAAGAAAATGTACTGTGAAAAATCTAACTGATAAACAAGCACTATGTTGGGCAATCGCAATCCTTCGTGATGATATGCGTTGCACCTGGAGACAGATTGCCCAGCGAATGCAATTCAGCGAATGCAAAGTGCGTCACCTTTACACACAAACAAAACCCCTATGAATGTAACCAAAGAACTTGTGAGACAATTGCTTGAGCAATACCCACAGACAAGAGACAATGACAACCTATTGATGTCAATCATTTGGCGTAAGGAATCCAATCTGTTCAACTTTTATTCTCGTTTGGAATCAGGCAAACTAACACCAGCCGAGACCATCCGTAGATGTCGCCAACGGTTGCAGTTAGATCACCAAGAATTGCGAGGTACGATGTATGAGCTTCGACAAAAACACCAAGCAAAAGTGAAAAAAGAATTGGGATATGATGTGTGATTGATTATCTTCGTTGCGTTAACTGGTATGTAGAAGATACCGAAAGTTAAAAAACATTTATCCCTTTTGAGTTGTGAGTGCTTCTACCACCACAATTTGAGAGGGATTTTTTTATGGCTAAAGACAAAAAATCATTTATCCTGTATTGTGATCAACAAGGGATATTCAACAAACTTCCTGACGAAATTGCTGGGAAATTAATCAAACACATCTTCGCTTATGTGAACGATGAAAATCCACCGTGTGATGACTTATTATTGTCAATCGCATTTGAACCCATTAAAACCCAATTAAAAAGGGATTTGGTGAAATATGTTGATTACATTGAGAAACAAAGTGTTAACGGTTCAAAAGGTGGTAGACCAAAGAAAGCCAATGAAACCCAAAAAACCCAAGCCTTTTTTCAAGAACCCAAAAAAGCTGATAATGATAATGTAACTGATAATGTAAATGTAAAAGAAGAATACAAACTGTCGTTTGATTTGTGGTTAAAATATAAACAAGAGAAAAAGCAGAGATACACAAGAACTGGTATTGAACAACTGATAAAATCTTGTCAGTCAAAATACACACCAAAAGAATTCACGGAGGTTGTTGAACACTCCATTACTCAAAACTATTCAGGTTTATATGCACCAAAAGATTTTGAGAAAAACAAAACAATTGAAATCATTAACAACAAAAACAAATTTAATTTGAAAGATTATGACGAACGAGCTTGAAGAATACATCATCGGTCAATTGCTTTACTACGAACAGACAAGAGCATTGCTACCAAGAATTAAACCAGTATGGTTTGAAACAAAACTATATCAAAGAGTGATTGACTTTATGATGGAGAGATATATCCAAAACGAACCCATTGACTATGTGTGTTTGGTTGGGAAGTTTGAAAGAACTGAAGTCCAACATCTTGTGACAATTGGTCAAGCCGTTTATTCTATGCCCAATTTAAGCCAATATCTTCCAAAATTGGAACACAGATACCTTCAAAAGAATTTCGTTCAGCAGATATCATCTATTGATGTCACATTGGATTTGAAAGAGATGCTCACCTTCACGCAAACTTTGATTGATAACACCAAGTTCACCACCATAAACGATCCTTTGTCTATTCACAAAGTTGTGGCATCGGCAGTTGATACAATAACCGAATCAATCAAAAGGGGCGACAAGATAACCGGGAAGCAAACTGGATGGCAATCACTTGATAGAGTATTGGGTGGATGGAATCACGGTGATTTGATTGTGATGGCTGCGAGACCTGGACAAGGAAAGACCGCACTTGCTTTGTCGTTGATGTATGAGTTTGGGAAATTGGGTGGTAAGGGTTTATTCATTTCACTTGAGATGTCATCCGAGCAATTGGCGAAGAGATACTTGTCATTGATTTGTGATCTGCCAAACTGGAAGATTCGCAATGCGACATTGAGAGAAAATGAGGTGATTTATATGTGTGATAGTGTTAACAATTCGGTGGTTGAATTCTTTGTTGATGACGATCCGAATTCATCCATTAACCAAATAAAATCAAAAGCAAAAATTCACAAGGCAAAACACGGATTGGAATTGCTGATCATTGATTACATCCAGTTGATAAAAGGAACAAAGCAAAACAGAGAGCAAGAAATCGCAGAGATATCACGAAACCTGAAGTTATTGGCAAAGGAATTGCAAATCACCGTTATTGTTTTGGCACAACTTTCAAGGAAGTGTGAGGAGAGAGCAGATAAAAGACCGATGCTATCCGACATCCGGGAAAGTGGAAGCATTGAACAAGATGCAGATGTTGTGATGTTCCCCTTTAGACCTGATTACTATTCAAAGGAACGCAATGAATCGGAGGATGCTGAACTGATTATCGCAAAGAACAGGCACGGAGAATGTTTCACAATTGAAACCACCTTTATTGGATCACGAACAATGTACCAGGAACGCATATGAGAAAGTATTGGACAAAGGAAGAAGCTGAAGAATTACAACGGTTATATCCAACAACCACTGGGAAAGATTTGGCTTTGCGTTTTGGATGTAATGTCCAGCAGATTTATAACCGTGCAAACAAAATGGGATTGCAGAAAGATCTTGATTTTTTGCATCAATACTATCGGGAAAACTTCCTTCAATTCTTGTGGTAGATTTTGGATGTGATTTCTTCGGATGTGTTCCACTCGGTCAATGATTTCCAAGTTTTCAATACAAATGTTGTTCTTGTTTCGGTCTTTGAATACCACAAACATTCCTTTTGGTATATCTCCGTGATGTTGTTTCCAAATTAGTTTATGTACAAATTCAAATCCTTTCTCAACTCTTTCTACCAGGTACCCATCACGATATGAACGGAAGCCAATCGGCTTCGTGTTGTGTGGTGTTTGTCCTTTTTTAAATTGTGTTTCTTTCCCCCCAATTTGCAAACCTTTCATTCCTTTGTTCCATGACTTCATG